AATTCCTCTAATAGAAATTGAATTGCCAGCCTGATGATGCTGGTTCATTGTTACTAGCTTTTTAGCTAGTGGAGTCTTACTCTAAATTGCACTTGGATTACACTAGAGCGGTTTACCTGCGTGTATATCTCATACCTGCCTGTAGTCGGAATAAGATTCCTTATGGTCACCCTTATGGTGTATGCATTCACCCTTAGATTGGTTCTTATATAACCACAAGTGTGTTTCGATGTTCATTCTGATAGTAATAATTTACTACTACTTTTATTAATCCCATTTATTTTGATGCAGATACTTTATATCAACATCCTTGGTTTGGATTGTAAAACCAAATTGCACATTTTGTAAGTTGTCATATTTATTTTATATTTTGTGTGACTTTTGAGTTATAGTATAAATAATTCCGGTAAGTTACTCCGTTTTGTAGCTGTTCTGATATAAACCATAAATATATCCGCCTGGTGTAACGTAAGCACCAACCACATAACAATTTATTATACAACACTCTAAATACACGATGTTCCCAACAAATTCTAATGTAAATGTAGCTCGTACTGTTAAGGCCTTTTCGGAGGATGCAGTTACCGTTACTAAGTCTATTCAAAGATTACAAATTGATAAAGAAATATCAACTCTTGCTCTTTCCAGATCTCAGACGCGCTTGCCCAAAGCTTTTTCTACTTCGCGTAGGAAAGCTTCGGATATAAAGGCCTCCAGATCTCCCAAAAAACAAAAAAATACAAAAAAAGAGGCGAATAGAGAAGTTAGGTGGTCTCAAAAATATCCGTCATTTGATAATTTTGAACCACAAATGTTGAGTTCACTTTTAGGTTTGGGTAAAATGTCCCAAGGTATGAGTGATGTTTCATCTTTGGCTGAAAAAATAAATGGTCTTTTATCACAGGAGAGTTTGGATTCATTAAAGAACACAACTTTTAATGTTGAAAAAGCAAGTGAAATTTTTTCATCTATTGATCCAAAACTTATAGAGGAAGCTTTATTGGCTCCTTCAAATTTGGTACATTCAATAGAGAATCTTGTTGGTATTCTTAAAGATTCAAAAGATTCCTTGGGAACCATAGCATTATGGTTGTCTATTAGTATGTTCCTTTATTGGTCACATAATAAAGACTCAAAGTATCTTATGGCAGCTATTGTTTTGGCTGTTATAGCGCTATCTTTGAGTGGCATGCCTACCCAACTTTTACAGTGGTTGATTAAACTCTCGAGTTTTAATACTCCTGATGATTTGGTTGAACCACAGATGTCGGTACATGATATAAACCAATTTGCTGGTATAGGCTTATCAATTTTGGCTTTACTTGTTGGTTTTCAAGATAAACACTTGAATATTCCTAAGTTAGCTTGGGAATTTTTGGATAAAAGAGAAAGAATGACAAGGTCACTTTCCTCTTGTCTTACAAGTATTCTAGATTTCATAGAGTACTTGTTGAATAAATGTTCAGCATCTTTTGGAACAAAAAAGATGTTTTCTTTTATGCAGTCGGGAATTGGTAAAGTTGATGATTATTTGCTCCAAGTTGACACCTTCAAGCAAAGTGTGGAATCTGGGAAAATGATGTTTACCCAGACCACTTATGATCGGCTCATTCAAATGGTTAAAGATGGAGAGACTCTATTAAGAGGATTACCCCGCGAAGATAGTACTATGCAAATAGTATCTATTTTGCGATCTCGCCTTTTATGGTTAGAAAAGAAGAGAGTAGAATTTAGTTCTTCTTCTTTTACTAATGATGGAATGCGTCCAGAGCCGGTTCATATAATGTTACGTGGTCCCCCTGGTACTGGGAAATCACAGCTTATTGCGTTTTTGTTTCAGGCATTATGTGCCGCCTCCCTTCCTGCTGAATTGTTGGAGGAATTCAATAAAAACCCTGCAAAGTTCATGTATGAAAGGCAAATGGAAGCTGAATATTGGGATGGTTATTGTTGTTTCTCATGGGTAACTCTCTTTGACGATTTGGGTCAAATTAGGGATGTTATAGGCTCTCCTGATGGTGAATGGATGAATTTGATAAGATGTAAAAATAGTTTTCCATATAGATTACATATGGCAAAGATTGAAGATAAGAGTAATACTTATTTTATATCTCGTTTTATTATTTCCACCACAAATCACATGGAGGAATTTCCTATAGAAAGTATCACAAATCGTGATGCTATAAAACGACGTATCGATTTTGATGTTGAGGTGCATTTTAAGCCTGAACATCTGGATACGAATGGGAAATTGCCTCAGTTTGATATAGATTCCCTCCCTAAGAATGAAGAGGGACATCCAGTTTATACAGAAAATGTTCCACTGTTGTTATTAAGAGAGGATAAGACCACTGAGCGAAGAATAGTTCAAATATCCTTTGAGGAACTTGTTGGTATGACTCTTGAAAAACATGCAATACAGGAACGTGTTTATCAGGATAAAATGCAAGAATGGAAGAGAATTCGGGAAACCTATTCTCCTGATCTTGGATTTCATCGTGTTCCACCAGGAAGAGGACATTATAAGCATGCCACCGATCCTATGTACAAAGGAGTGCATATGGTTTCGTTAGAAGATTTATCTGAAGAGGATGATGAATATTATGAATCTCAAATGGATACCCATTTTGATGGGTATGGTGAGTATCGTTTTACTATTTCCCCACGTACGCGTATGCTTATGTGTACATTGGAGGGCATGGATGAAACTCTCACAGCTCTTGAAGACAAGAATGGTCTTGGTGATAGAGCGCATAAAGCACTCATTGTACATCGATTATATGAGATAGGATTGGTTTTGGATGAAGATTATGCAATTTGTTTCTCTACACATAGAGATATTAGAGCGTTGTATTCATTTTTCAGTGTTTTTGGCGTCCAAACATTGGCTTTGCTACAAGAACCTGATGAAACAATCTGGTTTGAATCATTTTCAAAATGGATTGAATCAGAAGGAAAATTGACTGACTTGCCAATGTCAATGCCTCGACCTACAACCCCACTTCCTACTTATACGTATCGTGAAAGATTGACCAACTGGTTTGATCAATTCAAGTTAACTTGGATCTATAAAGTCTCTACTTGGCTTGAACGTAATAAAGCAATGTTACCTATGATTTCCTTTTTCACTACATTTTTTGTTGGAAAGGCTATAATTTATTATAGGTCGCGCTCCAAATTGTCAGCAGAATCAAAAGCTGCAATAGAAAAGTTGGATCATAGTGAAGTGAAAACACAGTCCATGGGTCATTCTGACAGTATGAAACAAGTCAATGATTCACGTCAACGATTAGCCTTGCTAAAGGCAAAATTGACTCCTTCTCAACCGCAAATGGCACAACAATATGATCAATATACGTGGAAGCGTTCACGTGCTATATTGAATGCCAATTGTTATGAATTCCACCTCCAAGAGCATAATGGTATGATTCGAAGAGCTGGTTTTGTTACTTTTGTGTGTGGACGAATTGCTATTTGTCCTGCTCACTTTATAACGAATATGTTACAAGGTGTGGAGGAGTATCCTGAAATGATTGATTTTAAGGTGAAGCTTATAAATCGTATGTGTCAGGAGAGAATAATTACGTGTACCTTCCGTGATATATTATATGATAGCAATTGTGACTTTGAGAGATATGATTTGGCTTCTTTCCAACTCCCTAAACATCTTATATCTGAGCATAAAGATATTACTGATGCGTTTATGCAAGATAGATTGTTTTCAGCTATGACAAACAGATCTGTAATGCTGCCTGAGCCAACACCTGAGGGAGTCCCACATAGCACAGAAGCTGTTATGATAGAAAATTTGCCAACAAATTATGGTTTGAAAACCATACAACGTTGTTTTGTATATCAGGGACCATTCACTGTAGGTGATTGTGGTATTCCTATGTTTTTGTTACATGGGAATTCATCGTGGGGTTGTATTGGTGGCATACATGTTGCTGGTTTAACAGAAGCCCGAAAAGGTGTTTCTTGTGCTGTTACTCGTTCTATGATTGAGAATATCATATCTCAACATGTGTCTGTTATTCTACCTTCTGACCCCATTGAAGGATTGCCAGAACAACAGATGAAACAGGAAGATGTTCCAGAGCGTTTTACGTTTATTAGAACAGTAGATAAGCCCATTTTAGTAGCTGGTTCTTCTGAAATAACAAGATCCCCTTTGCATTGTGGGTGGGGTATGTCAAAAACTGTACCGTCCAAAACTTACCCCCATCATCTACCAACAGGTGAGTTTATTGACCCTTTTGATTTAGCTCTATCTAAATATTGTATTCCTGGTCCTACAGGGATGAGAATAGATGTTTTGCAACAGTGTGCAGATAGTTTTGAAGAACACTTATTTAACATTTCTACTGTTAATGTTGAGAGACGTCTATTCACTTTCGAGGAAGCTGTATTGGGTATTGAAGGTCATGAACATTTCACTTCTATAAAGCGTTCTACTAGTCCTGGTTATCCATTCATACATTTACCACTCTATGAAGGAAAGGCTAAATTTGGCATTTTTGGAGAGGAACAAGAATATGATATGGATAATCCTGTTGTCGATGACCTTAGAAGGAGGGTTGGAAATATGATCACGCAAGCTGCTATGGGTATACGTTCAGAGATTATTTTTACTGATAATCTAAAGGATGAGAGGCTTCCAATTGCTAAAGTAGCCGAAGGTAAAGCTAGATTATTTTCAGGTGCGGCTCTTGATTATCTTATCGCTTTTAGAATGCATTTTGGTGCTTTCTGCGAGTGGTATACTGCAAATCATACGGTAAATGGTTCAGCAGTGGGCTTAAATCCATATTCAACAGATTGGCATTTACTAGCTACATCATTAGATTCGAAAGCAAATGGAGAGCCTAATATAGGTGCCGGCGATTTCTCACGTTTTGATGGTTCTGAATTACCCATTGTTCATGATATGATTTTAGAAATCATTAACAATTGGTATGAGGAGATATATTCTGGAGAAATTGATCCCGATGCGCGTATGATACGAACAATTTTGTGGAAGGAATTAACAAATTCGAAACACATAAGAGGAGATGTCATATATGCTTGGCCATCAAGTCTCCCTTCTGGTCATCCTATTACTACCATTGTAAACTGCATGTATAATCATATAGCTTTTAGGTACTGTTGGTATAGAATGTGTGAAGAACATGGAGTGTCTGATTATGTAGAAGATGCGTGGGACGCATATGTTAAACATGTGTATCTTTGCGTTATGGGTGATGACAATATTTTTGCTGTGAGTGACGTGTTTAAATATGTCTTCACAGAAGCAACCATTGCACCATGGATGGCAGAAATAGGTCTCACTTATACATCTGAAACAAAAGATGTATTGCACGTTGCTTTACGTAACTTGGAAGATGTTGAATTTTTAAAACGATCTTTTAGATATGATGAAGTAGATAGACTTTGGCAGGCACCTTTGCGTCTAGATGTTGTATTGGAAATTCCGTATTGGATTAGAAAATCACCATTAACACGTCATAGGGCTGTTGATGATAATGTTCAAAAGTCTTTGGATGAGTTGAGTTTGCATGGAAAGGAAGTATGGGACACATGGGCCCCATTGATAAAACAAACCTATTACCAACGGTGTAATAGGGTTCCTAAGCATCATAAGTATGCTTCGTGTAAAAATGCCATTCTTTCTAGGAAGGATTGGTATTAATGCACAAAAACATGGTCTTGGGATGACTTAAAAAGCAACCCATTGGTGGTCACTGGGGAAACCTTGAGCCACCATCAAAAGTCCCACATGACGTAAAACTGTAATTTGTCCTGCATGACTTAAAACTGCAAATCTCTTTTCTGGTTACCTAATTTAAGAAGAAATTAATCTCCGATATTTCTAAAATTATGGCTTTAAAGAGGAAGCATTTTCCTATTTAGGGTACTGATCAATTGTATGCGGTTAATCACCAACAATAGATCAACGGAGTTATACTCCCCTTATGGGTATAAAGGGAGAAGAAAATTTACCTGCTACAACATCAATGGCTACGGTTTCTGCCAATGAAACCTCCTCCCAGAGTTTGAACGGGGACTCTGGAGTAGCAATAACCCGTACCAATGGTAGTGTCCAAAGGTTTGGTGACACTGGTATTAGTGTTATAGATGGTGAAATTCAAGAAGAAAGTACAGCATATTATAAACCATTAGATCCCGCATTCTTCAAGAGTGCTTCATCTGGTGTAGATTCAGATATAAGAGACTTTCTTGGAAGACCATATCCTTTAGCACAAGGCTTGTTTCAGAATACAGATACTGCAACAACCTTTCCAAATATTCAGCCTCTCACTGCACTTTTGGCTCTAGAACCATATCTTTCCAAGTTGAAAGGAAAGTTTCTGATAAGAGCAGATATAAAATTAACTCTTCAAGTTAATGCTAATCGCTTTCAACAAGGTAGATATATTCTAGCGTGGGTACCATCTGCTGGTCTTTCAAATACCACGAGTGGGGAGATGACAGCATGGCTTAAAATGCATAGATATTCTCTTCCACAAATCACTCAGCTACCACATGTTGAGGTCGATATTAACAAAGATAGTGAAGCTATCTTAAGAATACCGTACACAGGATCATTTTTGGGATACAGTCCACAAAATTTTACCCGTGCTACAGGAGATGTTGGATGGATTTTCTTGTATCCGTATGTACCACTAGCAGCAGCTAGTGGTGCGTTGGATTGTGGTTATACGTTATACGTAGAACTTGAGAATATTGACCTTGGTGGTCCATGTTTACCACAGATGGCATGGAATAGTAAAAAGAAGAAAGGTAATGTACAAGATAAAGAAGAACAGGAAGTTTCACAAGGGAAAGTTTCAGGATTTCTTCGTAACATTAGTTTGGCTTCTGGTCAACTTTCGAAGATACCTCTGCTCACTTCCTTTGCACAGCCAGTTATGTGGACTTCAGATATCCTGGCAAATGTTGCTTCAATATGGGGTTGGTCTCGCCCTAATATTGTTGGTGCTCCTACTAGAATTGTTAACAATCCTTTACTGTACCATGCAAATAGTGATGTTGCAGATCCCTCACAAACTTTAGCGCTTACTGTTGGCAATAAAGTTCCTGTGTTGCCTGGCGTAGGAGGGAATAATATTGATGAAATGTCCATAGATTTCATAAAGCAAATACCTAGTTATCTTGCCAATACAAGTTGGGATACTAGTCAAGCTGTTAGTACAATATTGGGCTATGGGTATCATTCTCCAGTTCAAACTACACCTTCTATAGATGTAGTAGCACCACTTGTTAGTTATTCAGCGCCTGCTTATTTGGCGAGAAATTTTCAACAGTGGAGAGGAGGAATGGTTATAAAATACAAGATTATTAAAACGGACTTTCATTCAGGTAGACTTTTGTTTACTTATAACCCTGTTAGTAGCAGAACTGCAGATTTTGTGTCTTCTACAATACATAATTCCCCCTATATCCATAGGGAAATTTGGGATATTCGTGATAATAATGAATTTACCGTAACGTTACCATATATGAGTATTGTACCTTGGCTCAGTACGCAAGGGACCACAAACAATACCGCAGGTTATTGGAATCTTATAATCTTAGAACCATTGAGAGCTCCTGCAACAGTCAGTTCCAGAATTACTTTGGTTTTAGAAGTAGCTGGTGCTCCTGATTTGGAATTTTCCGTGCCAATAACTAATGATTCCATCTTGTATCCTGTTGTACCCTTTAGTCAGCAGATGGGTTGGTCTGCTGACAAGAATACCGAACATGTTGAAGGATGTGTTGGTGGTGCCAAATTGGGCGATGATGGGCTTTTGGAGTCATCATCGTGCATAGGTGAAAAGATCTTATCTATCCGTTCGCTCTTAAAGAGATATACCTTACTCTTTAAAGGCTTATCTACAGCTAGTCTTTTGGTTCATCCTTTTACAATGGATGTTGCAACCGTAACACCAGCAGGTTCTCTATGGCCTCCGTTGACAAATACATACTCTGACCTTGTAACTTTTTGGTCTGTATGTTATGCCATTAATAGAGGTGGCATGCGCTTTCGTGAAAACGGTAGTAGCACGGTAACGGGTGTTAAAAATAATGTAGCATATCTTGTGTATGACACTACTGCCACTATAATTAATGCATCTGTAGTACAAGATCCAACAACCTATGGTGGTGCGTCACATTTGGGAGTGACTTCACCAACACTTATAGCTGATTTAGATAAAAGTTCAGCTTTAGAGTATACTGTTCCACAGTATAACTTTACCCATTCAAGGCCCACGGCAGCCTATTTAGCAAATGTCGGAGTCCTTGGCGCTTCAGTCGCTGATGGGAATATAACTCCCATTTATGTAAGGACAGCCACTGATAGTGCACGTACTATCACAAATGTCTGGCGAAATGCTGCAGATGATTACTCATTGCACTGTTTTGTTAGTATTCCTCCTCTAAGTGGCTGAGGAGACGTAGATCAATAATGTCCAACTTTTCCAGGTTTTTATTATTTATTGATAAGTATATTGCCCCCCCTGGGGTGACCTATTGGTCTACGGGGACGATATGCGCACCGATAATTTATCGGCGTATAATCTATAAAATGTTTTTGCAATTGTTTTCCTCTTTTAGAATCTGAGGATCCCTTTTCAAATCGACTAGTTCACCATTATATAGTCGTCGTCCTTATAAAATTGATGGGGTATCGGTTTTACTTTCGCT